TTTATACTCCTGAGTCTGGTTTAATTAAAGTGTAACTAATTGTTACAGTATTATATATACCAGACTTTATCATTTTTGTAACATTTTACGAAAAAAACCATTGACATAACCTTTTCTTTAGTATAATATGGTTATATCAAATGGAGGAGAACATGTTTAATGTTTAAAGGACTAGCACTATCATTTTTCGTTATAATTCTGATGTTTACAGTAGTACCCATTGGCATAACTATACTCACCTTGGGTGTAGATGAATATTCTAGTAACTGCAAGCAAGCAATTCATATGCCATGTTTTGGTTTAAGCGAATAAAACCATTGACATGACCTTTTCTTTAGTATAATATGGTTATATCAAATGGAGTTATATTATGCACGATCTTGTAACATATGTACTATTAAAAACTATTTTATACGGAGGAGTATTACTTCTTATCGCAGGTCTAATAATGGAGTTTATCTTATGAGTATGCATATGATTCGTGGAGTTCAAGTCCACGGTAGCAAAAAACGCAAACCTAAAAAGCTTGATATGAAAGCAGTTGAATTAGAATGGCGTCGTTATAACAAGGATATGCGCCGTAAGAATATGCACTATCTTCAGTTTGAAGAACTTGATGATTACGTTGCATACATTTCAGGAAAAATGCCAAAACGTAAAAAGGAGTTTGTACCTTATGAAGCCTCGAAATCGAATGACCGCAACGAACCGCGCTATCCTAGCATCAAGACGTCGGACACAATTCCTGGAGGAACCCCGAGGAAAGAGCCAAACAAATACACAGGTGACCTCATCGTTGGAATCGGAACAATGCACAAGTCCAACCTTGTCCCGATTATGCGGGGAACCAACGAAGCAAAAGACATAGCTTCAATGCGAAGATAGGAGAATAACTTGGAAGTAATACGTACATCACCCACACTATACAAACGTGATTCCAAAGGAGAAATCCGAGAATGGTTTGGAGAAGTTGGAAACGACGGAACAGTTTATGGTTGGAGATCCACGGCAGGTTTAGAAACAGGCAAAAAGGTTATATCTGGTTGGAAAATTGTTGAGCAAAAGAATGTAGGTAAAGCAAACGAAACATCGTTGGAATCTCAGTCTGAACTTGAAATGTTTGCCGAATTTAACAAAAAGCGTGAGCGTGGTTACTTTGAAACAATTGAAGACATTGATAAATTTACAAAGATTAAGCCTATGCTTGCGGCAAAATACGAAGATGTCAAAATCAATTTTGAAGGTAGCAGATATTACTCACAACCAAAGTTAGATGGCATCCGTTGTATTGCTCGTGCCGATGGCCTATGGTCTCGTGCTGGTAAAGAAATCATTTCTGTGCCTCATATTCACAAAGCATTGGAAGATTTTTTTGAAAAGCATCCCGAAGCTGTATTAGATGGAGAGTTATATAACCACGACCTTCGAGAAAACTTTAACAAGATCACATCTTTGGTCCGTAAAACAAAACCTTCTGAAAGTGATCTTGAAGAATCAGCTCAATTGGTTCAGTACCATGTATATGATCTAATCAGTTCAAACCAAATATTTTCAAAACGAATTGATGAAGTATGTCTGATTGATTTTGATGATTGCATTCAAATTGTCCAAACACTCGAAGTTAGCAACCAAGAACAATTGGATCGTAATTATGGCGCTTACATTGAAGACGGATACGAAGGACAAATGATTCGACTTGACGATGTGTATCAACAAAACAAGCGATCTAAGTTTCTTATCAAACGTAAAGAGTTCCTTACCGATGAATTTAAAGTAATTGGCGTTGAGGAAGGTAAAGGCAATTGGCTTGGACACATTAAGCGGTTTGTTCTTGAATTGCCTGACGGTACTCAGTTTGGTGCTGGTGTCCGTGGAACACAAGAAGTAATGAAAGAAATGTTTTTAAACAAAGAAAAGCCTGACTGGGCAACGTTGCGGTACTTTACTCCAACTCCAGATGGCATACCAAGATTTCCTGTCGTAATTGATTGGGGGTTAAACAAACGTGAGGATTAAAAAACTTTGGAGACTGTGGGCAAAAAGCCTCGGTGAGAAAGTTGGAGAAACAGACAGCCAAGCAGACAGTGTGGCTGTTATTAGAACCATTTGGTGGTTGACACATATGGTAACTTGCTTTATGATTATTATACATAATGGCGCAAAATTAGGATGGTGGTTAAATTAAATTGGTTGTAGACAATAAATAACTGTAATGGTTATGAGGAGTCTACTATGTGGCATTACGAAGGTAAAGAATTTACCTCGGACGATATCGGTGATTATATTGGGTTTGTCTATATAATCACTGATAAGTCAAACGATAAGAAATACATCGGCAAAAAATTACTAAAATCTAAACGGCGTTTACCACCTCTTAAAGGTCAAAAGAGACGGCGAACTAAAATTGTTGAAACCGATTGGATGAAGTACTTTGGATCATCAGAAGAAGTAAAGTTAATGGTCGAGGAAAAAGGTGCAGACAATTTCCATCGAGAAATACTACACCTTTGCCACAAGAAAGGTGAGTTGGGTTATCTTGAGCTTTACGAGCAAATTACCCGCCACGCATTGCTAAAGGAAGATTACTATAACGGTATTGTCCAAGCAAAAATTCATCGGTCCCACGTAAAAGATTTAGCGTGGCTGTATGAAAAAAATTCAAATTAATTTCATAAAAACCAAAAAAAGTTGTTGACATTCATAGCATCCTTTGTTATTATAGAATAAATTAACAAAGGAAACATGCTATGACACATACTACTTACACTGTTGAACTTGATATCTCATATGAAGCTGCTCACGAAGAAGTCCTTGAATTTGCTACTGACCATGGTTGCCGAGTTCTATCTCGCATTGAAAATGGGCCTGCGGGAGGAAATCCTCTATACACATTCGCTTCTGAATCTCTTGATTACCTACAAGAATTAACTGAACAAGTCTTGGGTTCTGAATTTGACCAAGACGAAATCCGTGATATGTTTGTTGAGGTGTGATATGATTGTCCAACGCAAAAGTGCCGCTACAGGAATTGTTCGTAAACGTAACATTGATATGAATCCTAAAGATTATGAAATGTGGAATAAAGGATATCTAAATATAGAAGATGCAATGGGTTATCTTCAACAAGAAGACCGTGATTTCATCTTGTCAGGTATCACTCCTCACGAATGGAAAAATATGTGGAAAACTGAAATTCAAAATATAGTATCGGATCGTCTATGATTATACTTTTTAACGGACCCCCTAAGGCAGGTAAGGATGCCGCCGCTGATTTCTTTAAAGAGAAAGGTTTTAAGCACCTTTCTTTTAAGTACCAATTGTATAAAGAAACGGCCAAATACTTTAATGTTTCTTACGATTGGTTTATGGAAGGCTATAACGATCGTAACGTTAAAGAACGTCCTTCCCAACACCTCGGCGGATTCTCACGCCGCGAAGCAATGATCTATGTTTCAGAAGAAAGAATTAAACCTCGACTAGGTTTAGATTACTTTGGCAACCAAGTAGCAAATGAAATTGACGTGTCAAAAAATTACTGTATTTCTGACGGTGGTTTTGTTGACGAGCTACTTCCTGTAATAAATAAAATTGGTTCAGACAATTTTGTCTTGGTGCAACTTACAAGAGATGGGTGTGACTTTTCGTCGGATAGCAGACGATATTTTAATGGAAGCGATTTAGTTTGGCAATACATCAATGGATACGAAACTCCTATTGAAAACCAGTATGTCCTTCCCCACGAATTTAATGTAAGAACGTATCGTATTCATAATAATGGATCATTAACAGATTTTAATAACGTATTAGAAGAAATATATATGAAGGAAATGAAATGAGTTGCATTTATAAAGGAGACGTTATCGAGTCCGAAGTATCCGGTAACGCAATGGGTGGCACCGAAATGATGCGCAGTCGTTTACTTGAAAATGCACGTCACGACTTGCTAAAGAAAGTTGCTGTCCATTTTTCAAGACCGCGGCATATGCCAGATGATGTACCAAATATCCTCTATTGCCATGACCTAGCTGAAGATCCTGAAATGGGTATTCTTAATAATGGTAAGTGGGAACAGTTTGAGCATTTTGTGTTTGTCACGGCATGGCAACGAGATCAGTACATTACAAAATATGGAATTCCGTACTCAATGTGTTCTGTTATCCCTAACGCAATTGAAAAGAATTACACACCACCGGCTGAAGATAAAGACTATAGCACAATTCGCTTTATCTATCATACAACTCCACATCGCGGTTTGGAATTACTTGTCCCAATCTTTGATGCGTTATCGCAAGAATATGATAACATCCATCTTGACGTCTACTCGTCATTTAGTATTTACGGATGGGAACAGCGTGATGCTCCATATGAAGGTGTGATTAATAATATTAAAGGCCATCCTAAAATGACTTATCATGGTGCAGTTAATAACAAGGAAGTTCTTGAAGCACTTGATAAAGCTCATATCTTTTTATATCCAAATATTTGGAAAGAAACGTCTTGTCTTGCAATGATTGAAGCAATTCGTTCTGGTATTTTGTGTATCCATCCTAATTATGGTGCATTAACCGAAACCGCGGGCAATGCTACCGTTTCTTACGACTATACTGAAGATACACGACACCATGCTAACTTTGCGTATTCGGTTGCGAAGCAAGTATTGGAAAATCAAAAAGCAGATCCATCTTTCCTACGCAAACTTACGACATCAGATCGGTATGCGTTAGGACGAAATAGCATTAGCGCATTTACAAACA